AATCCTTCACGAACACCAATTTCTACTGTGGTTACACATTTTGGTTCTTCATAAAAAGGTAAAGTCTCTGTCCATTTTTTTAGAAGGTCGTATTCTTGTGAGTCGCCTCGAATAGTCATGACGACAATATATAGATTATTTTTGTTTTTGCAAATTATACAATATCTTCAACGTATTCACTAATAGATATAAATCCGCCAGTATTTTTATTTAATTTTTTATACTTACCTTTATTCTTACCTGGTATGTAAGGCTCTGCTTTATATTTAGGTTTTTTCTTACCTGGTGTGTAAGGCTCTGCTTTATATTTAGGTTTTTTCTTTGGTATAATTGTCCAAGGTGGTAAATATCTTGATTCGTAAGTTAAACCTGGGTTATGCTTTCTTAAATGAGCTTCTCCTTCTGGAGTGCCTAAATCAATTACTTTACCTCTTGCTTCCATTAATTTTTCTGTGCCTTTTTTACCTAACATTTTTACATCTCTTCCTGAAAGACTGTGCTTACCCATATCAGCACCACCACCTTTAGTAAAAGTTTTTGTTAAGGAAATTCCAAAATTTTTTGATTTTCCGGTTTTACTTCCACCAATAGTTAATGAAGAATTTTTCCCTTCTTTTGTAAAATCAAGTCCTATTGTGCTATTTATATTGCTTTTATCTACTTTACTAAAAGGTTTTGAAATACTTATGTTTGCTGTTTTATTACCTTTTCCTAGTTTTAAACTTCCGCTTGGTGTTGTTGCCCACTCATCATCACCTATATTAAAACCACCCCCAATTGTAGTTCCTTTAATTTTTTTCTTTAAATAATCGGGTATGAATTTTTTCTTTTTTTTATTTTCTTTAACCATTATTTTACCTGTAGCTGCTCTTCTTCCATATTTATTAGTCCATTTTTTTGCGATTTCAGGGTGATTAGCATGCATATATCGTCTTTGTTTTTCTGATTCGAATGGCATTATTTTTTGCCATTACGAAATATTTGTGTGCCTTTTATACCAAAAATACTTCCGCAGACAAGAATCCAAAGTGACGTAAACCATGTCGGCAGTGCCGCAAAATGCTCGAAGAAAATTTTTATTTTCTCCATAGCGGCCGGATCGTCCGACCAGACCCCCCAGGCGAGCACCAAAATGGGCAGTGTGAGAATCGCTAAAACGACCTCGTCCTTGTAGTCGTTTTGACGGGCTTCTAAAAGTTTGCCCTGGTAAGCTTCCTCACCTCGGGCTTGTCGTTCTGCATGCAATACCTGTGCGTCAGACATTGCAATTTTTGCCTTCTGTTTGTTAGCGTAAATTTTGCTTCCAGCACTAACTGCTAATTTTAAGGCACTGAACCACATTTGCAAATTTCTCCTTCCGTCTATTACACAAGTAATCTATCATTTTCTCAAGTGTATTTAAAGCCCCTTTGCCATTAATCCGCCATCTCCAAGTGTCTTTATGGTGTTTTTTGCGCCTTTTACAAAGGTACATACACCCCCCGAAGTAGTCATAAAAAAGCTGCACAACATCTTTATCGGTCATTTCTACGGAACAGGCAAAATATTTTTTAGTTTTCCACTTTGACCAAAGACCAAAACTACCTTCCCCTTCAAACACTCCTGCTAAAAAAATTATTTTATTTTTTTCTGAAAGCTTATCGTACAGAGACGATTTTTTTGGTGTAGGTTCCGACATTTTTGAATTTTTTCCTTTTGAGACCTTGTGGGTTGGGGCCTCTTAATGGGGGTGGTCCAAATCTAACGCCGCCGCTTAGATTTTTTATTTGATTAGTTTTATTTTTTATTCTGCTCAAGTTTCTCTCTCGCTACTTCTAATCTTTCATCTGATTGTGAATCTTGTGTTGCCAAACGATCATATTCAAAATCAAGTCTGTCAGCTAATCTCTCGTCTTCTTTTTCTGCTTTAAATTTAGTTTCCTCAGCTTTTCTTTGCATGTCCATAGCCTTTAAATCAACTTCTTGTTGTTTAATTCTTACTAATGGATCTTGTTTATTTGCATTTGCCTGCATTTCACTTTGTGCAAGCTCTTGAGTTATCTGTGCAGCTTTTTTTGCAACCTCTGCATCAAACACAATTCTAAATTGCTTTGGATCTGCTTGTCGCATTTCTGCCATTTGTGGATTTTGGGATATCATTTGTTCAACTTCTTGTCTTGCTTTCCAAGAAATGTGATCAGAAATATGAGATTGAAGCAATGCATAGACTTGTGGATTAATTTGTACCATTCTTGTAGCCATAAAAGCCATGTGTGCTTGTATATGTGCATCATGATCTTGAAATTCAAATGCAGTTAATATTTGCATTTGTAATGCACGTGCATTTTCTTTCGCAGGATCCATAGGTTCTGGTTGCTTAGGAGGTGGTTTAAGTAAACTTTCTATTTGTTTAGTACCTAAAGCTTCGTAAACTCTTCTGTAAGCTTCATGTAAATTATGCATTTGTGGATTAGATGAAGCAACTTGTAATTGAGTTTGTGCTAATGTAACTCTTTGCGCCATAGACATAATATTTGGATCTGCAACAGGTAGAATATCTACTCTACCATCGAAATCTGTTTGTTTAATTTGTCTTGGGCCACCATAAACATCATAAGGATATTCTTTAGGTAAGAAATCAGAACAAATTCTTGATAAAATTTTAAACTCTAGTCTCATTGCGTAGTAACAACGTTTATGAACACCACTCATAACTCTTGAGCCACGTTCCATAAGAGCAACAGTAGTTCCAACTGCTCTGTTTTGTGTGTCGTTTCCTACGTTTGAATCTGTGATAGCAGCAAATTTTTGTCCAGCTTGTACTACAAAACCTAAAAGATTGTATAGTGTTACAGATGGTTCACTAAATGGTAATGGGAAAAATTGATCTCGTATGTTTCCACCAGGTGCATCTACGTCTCTAAACTCTCCTGGTTGCATTGGTTGATCATCATCTCTAACTCTAATACCTCTTGACTTAAATCCAGCAGGTAAATTTTTTAAAGTTCCTGCATCAATTAATTGTCTAAGCGATTGAGTTGCAGCAGTAGATAAACCACCAATCATATGAGTTAAACCAAAACCATAAAAACCTAGTCCTGGTAAAAATTTGTAATGAACAAAGTATTCTACTCTAGAATAATTTAAATCATTTGGTTTGTAGTTTCTATAAATTGATAATATTTCACCGCTACCTTCATCTACAGTAACAACATAAGGAATTTTAATTTTTTTAGCTTTGTCATCAAATTCTTCGTATTCATCTAAATTTAAATCAACATGCATTTCTAAAACTGTATGTAAATAATCATCTCCAGTTTTTTTGACTCCTTCAAGTTCATGTAATTTTTTCTGTAAATTATCTGGCTCTGGCTCTCCTTCGTTTAATTCTATATCTCTATAAAATCCTGCCGCCATTTTTTTATTAATGTCATTTTTCGTCATTTTAATGACGTGTGTAATTCTTTCGCAATCTTTTAAATCAGATGCATAGTAAGGCACTACAATATCTTCAGCAGGTATAAATTTTGAGACGGGTCTCATCAATAGTGCATCGTAATATATTTTTTTAAAGGTACTACCGGACAATGGTAAATAGAATAACATTTGATCCATGTCTGTTGTATATTCTTCCATCTCTTCCATTAGAAGAAAGTTCATGTAATCTTTTACTCTTTCTCCTTGTTGCTCAATAGCTGGTGTTTTTAAACCAACAGTTTGTGTTCTTACAGGTCCATCTGATGGAACTAATTCTTTATAAGCTTGTGCTTGAAATTGTGTGACTGCTTCTGCAAGCATCGGGTGAGTTACGTTAGAAGCTCCTTTAAATGGTCTTGTTACATTTATGTATTTGGTACCAAGTAAATCTAAACCTTTTATGTATGCGTCCTCCCAATCTTTTCTAGAACCTTTATCTTTTTTATAATCTTGAACTAATGTAGAAGACATCTCCCTAAGAGTTCTTTCGTCCATTTCCTCTGCTAAATTGGCATTAAAATCATCTTGAGGTCTTTCTTCAACTTCTTCCTCACCTTCAATAGTTATATCTACAGGTAAACCTTCAGGTTGCTCTACAACTTCTTCTTCAATAAATTCGTTATTCTTTTCTACAGCCATAATGTATTGTACCTTATAGGTTTAAACATATCCACCACCAGTCCGCCGGTAGCTTTATATGTTTTTTGGGTGAATTTCATTAAAGGTTCCACTTTAACAGCAAATGCATCAAAATACAATCTTGGATCATCAGCGTGCATAAGTTTATACCCTTCTAATTTATCTAGACTATCCCCTGCATGATACTCACTTGTTATTGTTCTTCCTTTTTGAGAATGGTCACTTGGGTATTCAAACTTGTCTTTTTCAACTTTTTTCCAAACTTTTTTTGGATTTGAAAGAGAAATTTTTTGTGGCCCTGCTTTTGTATTATAGAATTTTGCTAATTTCTTCATAAGATTAGGCATTACTGCTGAGCCTTTTTTATCTATACCTTTACCAGTTGCATATCCATAAAATCTTTCATTCCCTGCTTTATACCCTTGTCTAAAACTTAATTTAGAAAAAGGAGCAACGGCTACATAATCAACACCTTCTCTAGCAGCTTTTTGTACTAAATATTTTAAAGCATGGTCTCCGTATTGATCTGCCTCAACCATAGGAAAATAATCATATCTAGAACCTTCCTTTGACCTTCTAGTAAAAACTGAATTTAATTTTGCTTGAATGTCTTTTACCTCATTACCAATAGCTCTGGCTTTGTTTGGTTGTCTTTTTGCAACAGCTTCACTCATCTCTGCCATTAATTTAGCTCTATTACGTGAAAGTAAATCTAATTCTATATCGGCTTGAAAAGGATTAACTCTTCTCTCTCCACCCAATTGCTGAAGTTTAGTTAAAGCTTTTGCTATGGGTTGGTTAACATCTGATTGTACTTCATGAATCATGAAAACTTTTTTATTATCTGGAGTGAACCTTGTGTCATATCTAACGTGATAAATTTGGTTCGTAGCACCGGAGTCACTAAAGTGCCCTCCTTTTACTAAAGGACTTTTGTTAGATGCAATTGGCTCGTCTAAATAAAATAAAGTTTCTTTGTAATCTTTTCCACTTTGTAAAGTGTAACTTTTTTCGTTTGCATATCTTGTTTTAGATCCTTTTATAGGAGCAACTCTTTTACTTAGATTGCCCATTATTTCATTTAAAAGTTTTTTATCCTCAACTGCTATTTTTCTCATTTTTCTAATCTCTTTAAGAGTATACATAAAATCATCTGTTGCATTTACTAATTGTTCGTTACTCCCGGTGCCTGTAATACCTTTTAAGTGATAGGATAAGGAATCTAATTCTGTTTTAACAGAATCACTGATATTAGCGTATTTTTTGGATAATCCTTTTATTTGTTCGCCTGCAGTTTTAACTTGAGTCTCTAGAGCTTCCGCAGCTCCTTTAGGTATACCAAATTCCATAGGTTTTAATCTATTAATAGGATTTAATTTAATCATAGCACCTAATTCATTAGCATCTAATTTTAAACCAAACTTCTTAGCTGCGTATAATAAACCACCTGTAAGATCGCCCGCTTCGTTAAAAATAGCAAGATTAGAATCGAATAATTCGTCTTTACCAATAGTTACTTCTTTCCCTTGAAATTCTCCTGAATCGTACTTAAATCTTTTAGTATCCCTTACAGTTCTAGTTGCAGGTTTACCCCATAATTTAAATGTTTCTTTTCTAGTAGCAGTTAAATGATCTACCCATTCATCCGCAGTAAATTTACCTGATCCTTTTTTCATTACCCAATCATAAGTTGAAGAACCAAAAGCTGGAGGGGTTTTATCGCCCATGTGAAGGGGCTTAGTTTTTTTAAGAATAGTTGGGGGATTTTTTAAATCTTGAGTAGCTAGATCTTTACCTGTGGATTGAAGGTTCTTTTTTTCGTATGTGATTAAACCTTGCTGTTTTCCGGTAACCGGTGATGGTTGTGGTTTCTTACCAAATACCTTTTTGCCAATCCCGAATAGAATATTCTTTAGGGACATTAATCCCCCTAATATGTTTTAGTCGGAAAAAATTTCCCTATTTTAGTTTTAACGGTTACCGAACCACCTGATGTGAATCCGGCTGAAGGTTTTTGCATCATGCCACCGCCCATTCTTTTTGGTGTTTTTGGATTTGGATTTCTACTATTATCATTATTCTTTTTAGGTACAATTTTAGTTATAGGTCTACCTTTTGAACCTATTCTTCCACCAGGCCCCTTCGAAACCTTCTTAGATGAACTTCCAGAACTTTTTATTTTTGAAATAACTTGACCAGCAATTTCTGCGGCTTTAGCTCCAGGAATCACAGCTGTAGCAATTCCTTTAGCTATAGATTTAATTTTTTGTTTAATTTTTTTCTTTCTATCTTGTGCTTCTAAATATCTTTTGAATATCCTAGATCTTGGATCATCTGGTCCTATTTCTTGTGGTTTTCTATAATGAATACCATCTTCTTTATACTTGTCTCTAAGCATACCTGGTATACCTGCATCATAACCACCTCCTGTTCTATCAGTTGGTTTAAGTTTCTTGAAAATGTATTCATCACTACCTGTTTTATATCCCCTAGGTTTTTGCATCATGCCACCGCCCATTTTTTTTGTTGCTTTAGCTCGTGATTTTAAAATCTCCATTGTTCTTTTTGAAAAATTTAAAGGTTTATGTCTGCCTTGAAAAGGATTAACTCTTCTTAAATCACCCACCGGACCTGCTGTTTTTTTCTGTTGACGGTCCTTTATCCATTGTGGAACCGGTCTTAAAGCTTGATCGTGATTTTGTTTTCTTAGAGATTTAAATTTTTTTTCGTGTGCTTTTCTTAAAAGATCAGGATCGGTAAGCGTTCTATATTTTCTTTTTAATTTATCAGCTATAACTGCACCTTTACTTTTCCATTCACCCTTTGTACCAGTGTCAGCACCACCACCTTTAGTGTATTTTTTAAGTTTAATTTTAGCCTTATTAATAGTTTGTGTTTTTTTAGAAGGTATTCCTGGTTTCTTTTGTTCTCTAAAATCTTTTAAAGTTTGTTTGTTTTTATTTTTTTTCATTTTAGATTTTAAGTATTGTTGTGCAGTTAATCCCGCAGCAGCGACACCTAATGCTATTTTTCCATATTTAGTTGCTTTAGCTGCACCTAGAGCAGACGATCCAGCAAGTTTCAATCTTCTTTTAAGAAACGTACTTCCTGAACCTGAGCCTGAACCTGTGCCACCTGGTGTAGCACCTGCTGTAGCTTTTTTTAAACCTTCTAAATATTTTTTGTAATCTGTTGCTTTGCCCATTGATGTTTTTCCGGAGATCGCAGTTATAGCTGTTTTAGCACCAGCAAGTTTCATTCTTCTTTCCATGAACTTTCCTCTTTTAGCTTTTCCCATGAGTAAATGTTTTTTCTTTTCAATAAGTTTTTTTAATAGACCACCCATTCCAGAACTACTTCCGCTAGAAATATTTGATGATGATGGAGTTGCAGTTCCTTTTTTTCTAAACAGTTTACCTAAAAATGCTTTTTCAGGTCTTTTTGGACTGTCTGATGGTGGGCATTTGTGTCTTGGTGGTAACATAATTAACCTCTCTTATTTATTTTCCATCTCGGCTCTGGTATAAACTTTACCGCCAAGCATTTCAGTTTTGCCTTTGTAATCAGATTTTTTGTATTTATCGCTATCAGTAATTTTTTTTAATTCTTTTTGTGATTTAAGTTTATGTAGAACATTACCTTGTCTACCAGCTAATGGATGTTCTGTACCTTTTGAATATCCCTTTGTAATTAATTTTCCTGTTTTTGCGCTGTAAATTTTTCCAGGAGAAAGCTTCTCATCTTGTAAACCGTAATCTTGTGATCCAGGGGTTCTAGCTGCTCCGTATCCTCTATAACCTAAGTTTTTTGGCATAATAACTCCTTAATAATATTTATACTCTTTTTCTATTTTTATAGGGGGATCATCCCAATCATCTGAGTAGGTACTTACAAATCCACCTTGCCGATATCTTAACACAGCTTGGGTCGTACTGTCTACATAGTCGTCATATTGTCCGTTAGGAAATGCCGCACATTCCTCCATAACCTCTTGTGCAAAATGCTCATCAATAGGAGCATATACCATACCAGACTCAAATACGGGGGCACAGGAATTAATACGTGTATGTTTATCCCTACCTCTTGCAGGTACATAATCAATAACAGGTATACCCGCACGTCTTAACTCATGTATTAATGGTTGTCCTGAAGCTTTAGCCTCAATGATTACAGTTTCCGGTTCCCAATATTCATACTGCTCTAAAGCAATATTTTTTAAATCTGGAAAATCATATCTACCTTTCATTGCATCTAATAGAAGAATACACTTCTCATAACCTTCTATAGGTTCAAATATACCCCAGGTGGTTATAGCAGAATAATCTGCAGTTTCTTTTTTTGAAAACGCAGTATCATAACTTTGTATGACATGTAATAATTTAGGGAGGTATTCTTTATCGTAGTCTTGCCACCATTCTCGTTTTATAATTGCACCTTCTTCTGAAGTTGGGTCCTGCATATACTGTGCATTCCAGTTCTTCATAGAGATAGATGCTTTAACAGAATCTAAATCTTCTTTTGACCAATATTCTGGCCACACAGGGTCATCGCTTGGAAGTATTGCAGGAAATTCTATTAACTTCCACTTATCTGCTTTAGGTTCACTTTGTGCCTTGATGAGCCTTCCAGTAAGATCGTCTACCGCCCACCGGGTCATGACAATTAAAATTCTTCCCCCTGGTTGCAAACGTTGTCTGGGTCCTGAATTATACCACTCGTACGTACGTTCCATTGCATTGTCTGACATTGAGTCTTGTTCAGTATGTGGATCATCGATAATAAGCAAATCGGCCCCTCGACCTGTGATAGATCCGCCAACTCCCGCTGCAAAGTACTCTCCACCATGATTGGTTTCCCACCTGCCTTTTGCTTTACTATCTTCTCTTAACTGTACGTTACCAAAAATTTGTTTATATTCTTTTGTGTTCATTAAGTTACGAACCTTACTTCCGAATCTTGACGCTAGTTCTGCGTTGTGCGATACCTGCATAATTTTTTTCTTTGGATACTTTCCAATAAACCAAGCAGGAAATAAATAAGATGCAAATTCTGATTTGGTATGCCTAGGAGGCATATTAATGATGAGCCTCTTTGCATCACCATCTGCTATATCTTGAAAAGCCTTTGCAATAATTTGATGGTGCCCATATTTTTTTGGGTTCTTTGTTTTACGATAAATAAAATCTTGCCACATAGTCTCTGCAAAAATTATAAAATTATCTTGGCATAACTTGATCCACTGCAGTTGTTTCTGCAAAATAATATCTTTTAATTCTTCTTCGGAAAGTTGATCTAAATTATACATAGTTAATATTTATATTAATCCTTAAATTTTCATCTGTTTGTGTAGTACTTCTATGTGTATCCTCTCCATCAAACAATAATAATCTGTTTCTAACAGACTGAACCTTCTCTTCTGTTTTCTCAAATTGAGTGTACCCATTGTTGTCATTAAGACTATACAAAGCAACCTTATGCGGAGTATGTCTATCAACGTGATAGTCGTGCGTAAGAGGTTCAGTCACATTAGTATAACAATTTGCACGTATATGTAACAAGTGGTTGAACTGTAGTCTTCCTAACACCGGGTGCATTATATCCATCCAATCACTTTGTTGTTTACCATCTCTAAAAAAATTATGCACAAAATAAAAACTTTTATTATTTTCTCCTGAGTACGCTACATTATCACTATAGTACCAAGGAAAGGCATCACTAAAAAGTTTTTCTGTAATAATGTTAAATACTTTTGGGTCCTCTATAAAGTTATCTACTATTTTATAACTCATTTCCAAAAATCCTTTATTTTATTATATAGTTTTTTAAATCTCATATTTAACAATAAATAAGTTAATCTTTCTTTTTTTAAAAATTTTTTACTTGTGCAAGCCAATACATTTTCATGTTGTATACTTTCTTTTTTATATAATACTAGTTGTGCTATTGGTGTACCAGCCTTGATTAAAACTTCACCTTTATTCATATGTAAAATAATTGGAACATTTAAAGTATTTAAACCTGTATCTGACGTATACATTCCAGGAAGTGTAGTAAACCTATTTTCATCTACATAAGCAGGATGGAACTGATGTAAGATATAACCTTTAGGAACGTCCACCGACCAAGGTACATTTATTTTAATTACTTTAGATAGAGAATCTTTTGGCCAATTTTCAAAATAATCAAATAATCGTGATTCGTCATGCCACCCTAAAGTATCTGCTGGTAAATGTGTGTATAGTTCTCGTTGATCTAAAGGTGTGCTCCAAGAGAATTCAGAGCCTTCAACCTTAATTTTAATGTCTTGCCATGCTCTTACAATCCAACCTTCATTTCTAATTTTAAGTATACCTGGGCATCTTAGAACACTTTGATCTTTTTTAATATTTACAATGGCTTTTTGTAACCAAGGGTGCTTGTAATCTTTACTGGGTATAATAGGCATTATATATTCAATACCTTCAATTAAACTATAAAACGTTAATTTTTTAGAAAAATTTTTTATTTTAAAATTCATACCGTTTGGGACCCTAGTATATTTGTATATCTTGCTTTGTAAACCTCTTCGAGGGGAAAAGCCACGTCTTTTAACGTGATCCTGAAGCGCAGGCGCTTCGTTTTAAGTCGTTTGATTTTAAGAGCCTTCTATAGTGCAGACGCACCTATAGCGCAGACGCGCTATAGGTTTCTATGTATGATTAATTACTTAGTTAATGAACTAACTAGAGTTGAGAACTTAGTTAATATACTATCTCTAAATTCATCAACAACAGGGTTGCCATGATTTTCTAGTATATGTTTCTCACACTCTCCCATTAATAACTGAAACATTATCTCATAGTTTAATTGTTTCTTACCAGCTACATCAAGATACATATCTGATAGTTGAGTTGGTTGTGTAGTATTGCTTACTCGCTCTGTTAATGTTTGAGCAATATTGATTAGACTATTTGTCATCAGTACCACCAATCGCTTTATATTCTGCATATTCTAATTCGGTGCAGAACTGATTGAATAAATCATTATGAGCAATCTTAAAGTTTGCTGTCTCAAACTTTTTTCTCTTACGATTTATTTTTTGTATTCCAAAACTATTGCCATGCTCATCTTGAACAATGATTAAGTTTTGATTTGATCTATCAAACACACTAACAACATTTTGTTTCATTGTGTCTAACTCTTTAGATAGTCTATTTGCTCTTAGCTTTAATTGAGCATAAGCAAGAACAACTTTTTTCTCATCTTGCTTTAGCTTTTTTACCGCGTTTGTCATATTGACCTCTTTGTTAAGTTTACAATCTTATGATTGCCCAACTCTTTTATATCTTATCAAATCTTATTACAAGAGTTATTTTCAATTAATTTAACTTTTTTTTCTCAATAGGTTTATCAATAAAACTACTAACATTTGGCTCAACTTCTAGTTGTACACCCTCACCCATTACAGCTTCTAATTCTTTAACTAATTTCTCAACTTGCTTAGTTGCTTGGTCTTGGTGCAGTCGTGCATCTTTTTCTCTTTGTTCCTTACGACACTCTAACTCCGAGCGAAACGAGACGACATCAGTCGTCTCGCTCTTTTTATCTTTACCACCAACACTCATAAAATACTTTGTATCCTTTCTCTATCCATTGTTTTGCTTCCTTACAAAATTTTAAATCGTAGGCTTTCATATCTTCCTGCTCACCTTCCCAAGTGTAGCTGTCTTGACCAAAGAAGAATCCACCTGTTTGTGGAAGTGTGCGAGTTTCAATTTGTTTCTCTAACATGTCAAACTCTTCTTTACCGAGATAGAGAGGTGTACAATTAAAATCACCTGTGTATCCTGTTTGCTTATCCCAAAGTTCTTGCATAAAACCTTGTAGTCTGTTGTGCTTTCTCCAATCGGCAAATTGAATTGGCTTTCTATCTTCTGGCAACTCGTCTTGTTTTTTTCTATCTTCGTCTGTTAGCATCTCGCCTTTATGACGATAAGCATACATATCTAGTCCCATAACTTTTCTCCTTGTTTAGTTTTTTTCAACGACATAAGTGTCGTTGACAACTCTTATCAAATCCCATGCAGTAGTGCAAGCATTAATTCATGCACAAGTGCATGGACATCTGAAGCGTCAGGGAAGAACTGGAGGCGCGGGAACTCTTTAGAACTATTCTAAACTAAACAATTTCTTTACCCAACGAGCGACATCTGCCATCAGCTACGCTACTGGAGGGGGGAAGCTCATTAAAGTCTAGTCCCATTAGCATTTCCTTATCAAACGAGCGAGGAGAAGGTACTGTGTGTGCTGCAGATCCCCGTCCTTTGAGTACGGGCAGCTGGTCCCAGTTCTTTCTTAAACGAGAACGAGCTAGAACATTCCAGTCAAAACGAGAATTAGGATGCCAGTAATGACTAACATCCCTTCAGGCCATAGTAAGAGCAATAGTATGTAGATAGAGGCAATTGTCAAGCGGCATTCCTTTTCTCCAGCAGCTCCTGGGCTCGTACCTCAACGGCCCACCAAACCAATGCATTCTTGAACTGAGCACGAGACGAGGCATCCTTCACGATAGCCCCTAAAAAGTGACCAGTCTTCTGCCCAGCGTCCGCTGCGTAATCCCCAATCATTAGCCAGATCTCCAGATGGAAATCATTGTAAAACGACCCTGTCTCACGATAGTAGACTAGTCCAGGAACGCCACCGGCGCAGCCGTGTTTAGCTATATCTTTGATGAGAAACTGATCATCCTTCTCACCGAGCTGCAACCAGTGCGAAATGTGCTTTGCCTCTTCAGGCTTCACGGCATCGGCATCGAAGTTACGCTGCAGGTGGTCATCAATGTGATGTTGAATGGTTTCAAAATCATTGAGCTGTTCGAGCGAGAAGTAAACCTCGTCCGGGAGATCCTGCCATTTTTTACACCATCTATGTTTGTCGAGCAATTGTTTTTGCTTTGTCATTAAATGTCTAGCCATCTTTTACCTCCGACTCTTTCCATGTATTTCCATTGGCAATGCATTTGGATCCGGTGCCACCGGTTAACGCATAAACCTTACCAGCTTGTGGTATGTTGTTAGCTTCCGCAATATCATTATGTGGTACCGTTTCCTGAATGGCTTCATCTAACTCTTTTTGATATTCTTTATTCTTCATCTTTTCCTCCTTTTGTTAACTGTACATAAGACACGATAAGATAAATGTCAAGTCCTTTTTTTGAACTTTTTTTTCCAGCAGCTCTGGAGACCCTAATGGTCATCATTACCACCAGTGCCCGGAGATCCCAGTCTTAAACGAGATACAAAACCTTTCTTTTTC